AGCGCAGCAGCAAGCGCAGCAGCAAGCGCAGCGAGCGCGAATGACGCAGCGGCCAATACCGCAAGTGGGACAACCGAATTTAATGCAAACCCAATTGCAAAAAATGCAGCAACCCGGACAACCGGGACAACTTCAGCAAAAACTTGGACAACCAATGCAGCCGGGAATGCAGCCGGGAATGCAGCAAGAAAATGCTCTAAACCAGCAGATCAATTCTTTACCAGAAGTTCAAAAAATACAACAGTTTCAGCAGAGCCTTGGCGGGAGACAGCCTACTCCTCAGGAAATGCAGCAAATGGATCAAATGCAGCAGGCAATTACAAGTAATCCCACTTTTCAACAGTTGCAGGGGCAGGGTCGGCAAATGCAAGACCAGCAGCAAATGATGGAGTTTGACGCGCGGCAGGCAATACAGCAGGCAAAGCAGCAGCAGGCAATGCAGCAGGCAAGGCAGCAATTTGGACAAACGGGACAACTGGGTCAGCCAATGCAGCAGCCGCAGCAACTTGGACAGCCGGGGATGCAGCCGGGGGCGCAATTTCAACCAATGGGAATGGACACGGGAATGGAGTTTGACGCGCAGCAGGCGCAGCCGGGCATTACGCCGGGTAGGGGCAACGATCTCGCTAGTTATCAGCAACCAATGCAGCAACCAATGCAGCAACCAATGCAGCAACCAATGCAGCAACCAATGCAGCAACCAATGCAGCAACCAATGCAACAAAACCCGATGGCTAGCGGACTAGGTGGTCTTGCTGCACAAGGCGGCTTCGGTGGCGGTTTCGGCGGTTCTAGTGGTGGCGGTCTATTTGGCGGTGCACCGGCCAGCCCGGCCCCACAAAGCGGTTTTGGTAACGGTGGTGGTATGTTTGGCGGCGCTAATACCAACTCACAACCACAAGGCGGCTTTGGTGGCGGAACCAACGCGTTTGGCGGCGGTGGCGGTGGGGGCTTCGGCGCTTAATTATGGCAACCTCTGGCGTAGCAGCTTTTAACCTCGACCTCACGGAAATCGTTGAGGAGGCATTTGAGCGGGCGGGTTCTGAGTTGCGCACGGGCTATGATTTGCGCACGGCCCGCAGGTCACTGAACTTACTGTTTGCTGACTGGGCTAATCGCGGCGTCAACATGTGGACGTTTGACCAAGGGACTATTAACTTGGTTCCGGGGCAGAACACCTACCCGCTGCCAAACGACACCGTGGATTTGCTTGAGCATGTAGTTCGCACGGGCGCGGGAAGCTCGGCTACCCAATCAGACTTGACCATCACACGCATCAGCGTGTCAACCTACGCCACGATCCCCAACAAGCTACAGCAAGCACGCCCAATTCAAATCTGGATACAGCGGCTAAACGGGCAGACAGCTTCTGTTGGGACAACGCTAAGCACCACCATCTCGGCTACAGACACCACGATTGTGCTGGCTTCTGTTACAGGCTTGGCTGCAACCGGCTTTATCCTGATCGGCTCAGAAACCATTGGGTACGGGTACATATCAAGCAATACCCTGTACAACTGTTCTCGTGGTCAAGGAACGACTACTGCTGCGGCGCACACGGCGGGCGCTGCGGTTTATCAACAGAATCTGCCAGCCGTAACAGTCTGGCCTACCCCGGACAACTCCACCACGTACCAGCTTGTCTACTGGCGCATGCGCCGTATTGATGATGCAGGCGGTGGTGTGAATACGATGGATGTTCCCTTTCGCTTTCTACCCTGCCTTGTTGCAGGGTTGGCGTACTACTTGGCGCTCAAAGTTCCAAATGGAGGGCAACGGATGGACTTGCTCAAACAGCAGTACGACGAGGCGTGGGATTATGCTTCTACGGAAGATCGGGAGTCAGCCGCGCAAAGATTTGTTCCGCGCCAGATGTTTATTGGGTAAGCTATGGGCAATAGGTTTTCTTCCGGCAAGAATGCAATTGCAATGTGCGACCGTTGTGGCGCACAATTCAAGCTGACCGAGTTGAAGAAGGAAGTCAAGAAGACGAAGATTTACAACTTGCTTGTCTGCAAAAGCTGTTGGGATCCAGACCATCCCCAGTTGCAACTGGGTATGTACCCGGTTGAAGACCCACAAGCAGTTAGAAATCCTCGGCGTGACAGCACGTATGTAACGGCAGGCGTTAATAGTGCAGGAAGCCTTACTGGTGGCTCACGGGACATACAATGGGGCTGGGCTCCAGTAGGCGGGGCTAGTCAGTTTGATGCGGTTCTAACGCCCAATTACTTGGTAGGAACCACAAGTGTTGGTACAGTAACGGTAACGGTTCAATAGGAGTCCATGATGGCTAAAGAAGACATGAAAAGTGACAAGGCGCAAGACAAGGCCATGATTAAAAAAGCGTTCAAGCAGCATGATGCGCAAGAACACAAAGGCGGCAAGGGCACTACCTTGAAGCTCAAAAAAGGTGGCCCGACCAGCGAAGACCGCATGCGTCTTGGTCGTAACCTGTCTCGTGCAGCTAACCAAAAAACGGGGTAACATCATGGCATACAGTATGAAAAGAGATGGCAAGGAAATTGGCCCTGCCAGCGTTTATGCGCAACCGCATACGATGGACGGAAAAAAAATGACCAAAGCCCCTCAAGGGTTTGGTACAAATCCCGGCTTTCCCCCAAACCGCAGCAAGGCAGACACTTATGATGTCAGCATAGGTAGCATCAGCAAATCTGCTGGTGATGAACCAATCAAAACTGATGGCATCAAAATGCGCGGTACTGGTTGCGCTACTAAAGGCGTTATGTCACGAGGCCCGATGGCATGAACTACTCTGAGCTTTCGTCGGCGATACAGACTTATACGGAAAACAATTTTCCGACGATTACCCTTGCGGACTCGTCTACTGTATCTTCGACGTCTCAGATTAACCGGTTCATTGAACAAGCCGAGCAGCGCATCTACAACTCGGTGCAGTTTCCGTCGTTGCGCAAAAACGTGACAGGGGCAATTACTGCTAGTAACAAATACCTGTCTTGTCCAGATGACTTCCTAGCCCCTTACTCACTGGCAGTATTTCCTTACGGTGGCGGCGAGTACACGTTCCTTTTGAACAAAGACGTTAACTTCATGCGCGAGGCGTACCCAAGCCCGACAAGCACTGGAACGCCCAAGTACTACGCGCTGTTTGGCCCAACGGTTGCTAACGCTGCAATAACCAATGAACTGAGCTTTATCATTGGCCCAACACCAGATGCAAACTACTCTGTAGAGCTTCACTATTACTACTACCCCGAGTCCATCACTACGGCTACAACTACATGGCTTGGTGATAACTTTGACACCGTGCTGCTGTATGGTTCGTTAGTAGAAGCCTACACCTTTATGAAGGGTGAGCCGGACTTGATTACTGTGTATGACACCAAGTACAAGGAAGCACTTGCACTTGCTAAACGTCTGGGCGACGGTATGGAGCGTCAGGATGCGTACCGCAGCGGTCAGTTTAGACAGGCGGTCACATGAGCATAGTCCAAACCCAGACCACTAGCTTCAAAAAGGAGTTGTACCAAGCCGTCCACAACCTGTCTACGGACACGGTTTATATTGCCCTGTACACAAGCGATGCCAATTTAAACGCGGATACTACTGTTTATGATAGCACCAACGAGGTAGTGGCTACAGGCTACACAACTGGCGGTACGAATATGACTGGTGTGTCGATTAGTTCTTCTGGCTCTGTAGCTTACGTAAGTTGGGATAATGTGAGTTGGTCTGCTGCTTTGACCGCTCGGTGCGCATTGATTTATAACGTCACGCAGGGCAATAAATCAATTGCAGTTTTGGACTTTGGGTCTGACAAAACATCGACCACCACGTTTACAATCACGATGCCCGCTAATACATCAACCACCGCACTTATTAGGAGTTCAAATTGATAGTTACCACCACTAAAGGCGATATGGATGACTCTTTGTTAGAGCGCCGTTCTGGCGAAACTGACAATGACAATGAGTCAACGGCTTGGACAGAGTACTGGTTGGACGGCGAACTAGTTCACCGCTCTGTTCATATTACGTTGAAAAAAATGCTTACCTTTGCAGGTGGCGAAACCGCAATTTTTTAAGGAAATATCATGGCAAATACACAATCACTATGCACATCGTTCCTTGGCGAACTGATGTTAGGCCAGCACCAGTTGGGTACTTCAACCCTTGTTTCACGTACTAGCTTGACTGCTCCTACTACGGATACGGTAAAGGCGTCTTTGTACGTAACCACAGCCACCATCAATGCTGCCACTACTGTGTATACAGCTACTGGGGAGGTTACCGGTACTAACTACACTGCGGGCGGAGTAACTGTAACAAACGCTACTGCACCAACTTCTGCCAACACTTCTGCTACAGCAGGTGTGGGGTACTGGACGCCTTCAGCAAGTATTACGTACACAACGGTGACGTTAGCTACTTCGTTTGATACTGTGCTGCTTTATAACTCCACGCAGAGTAATAAGGCTATTGGCGTTTACACCTTTACGGCACAGACTATTACTGCCGGTACGCTGACACTGACCATGCCTACTAACTCGTCAACTCTTGCGTTAGTACGTTTGGCTACAACCTAATACCCCCAACGGCACTTTTTGCAATGCGTTAGTGCCGTTGGTTAGCCATGTATTGACGGAGTAAAGTATGGCAGCACTTGTAGGCAGATCAGCTACTGGCAGTACAGGAACAATAACTGACGTTGCAATTTCACTTGCTCTTTCTGGTAGATCAGCTACGGGCAGCCGGGGGACAATTACAACTTCTCAAGATGTTTCAAGAGATTTGGTTGGTAGCGAAGCTGCTGGTATTGCAGGAATAGAAGCAGTCAGACTTTCAGTTGCGCTTACAGGAAACGAAGCTGCGGGTAGGGGTGGAACAGTAGGGCCACAAAATGCTGTTGCGCTTGTAAGCAGTTCAGCTACCGGTAGTCGAGGAACATTGGGGTTCATAAACTCAAAAGACCTTGTAGGTAGACAAGCTCTTGGTAGTGCTGGGACGATACCAATCATAATTTCAGTAACATTAACAAGCGCAAGTGCATCAGGGTTTACTGGCACTATTATCCCCGTTGGGTGGGGCAATATTGATAACGCTGAAAATGCTAATTGGACGCTTATTAATACGTTTACATACTAGAGAGAACACACCATGACCGTTAACTACACAACCAACCTGTCCCTCGGTCAACCGGTAACCGGCACGGAGTCTGGCACATGGGGTGATGATGTAAACAATTCTGTTACATCTTACTTAGACATTGCTATTGCAGGCGGGTTATCTATAGCAATTACCACTGCGGATATAACGCTTACGCTTACACAGGGTACAAGTTCTGCGTCCAATATTGTTTCCACTGGGGCCACAGGCAGTACTGCGCAGTACGCCATCCTAAACATTACTGGCGCTAAAACAGCCGCCCGTAGTTTAATTGTTCCTAGCAGCAGCAGGCACTACGTAATCAATAACAGTGCAGCCACTGGTGGGTTCTTACTCACTGTTAAAGGCGCAGCCACAACAGGTGTTACTTTGGTTGATGGCGAAAAAGCTATTGTTGCTTGGAACGGCTCAGACTACGTAAAAATTGCGTCAAGTAGCACAACTGCGTTGACATCGGGCCGCGTGCCTTATGCCACTACGGGTGGCCTTTTAACTGACTCCGCCAACTTACTGTATTCCGGTACTGATTTAACCGTTTATGGCTTAACTGTAGGCCGTGGCGCAGGGGCTGTATCTACTAACACTGTAGTTGGCGCTTCTGCTTTTAGTTCAAACACTTCTGGAACTAACAACACAGTTATTGGCACTTCAGCGGGTGCCAGTAATACCACCGGCTTGTATAACACCGCTGTAGGGGATAGTTCCCTAAATCAAAACTCCACCGGCTCTGGTAATACAGTTGTTGGACAAGGGGCAATGAATACCGGACTTAACGGCTCATATAACACTGCTATTGGGTATTCCGCAGGAAACGGAAGCTACGGAAGTACCAACACTTATCTTGGCAAAAATTCTGGAAGCGGTATGACATCGGGTTCCAACAATGTAATCGTTGGTAGCTTCACAGGGTTTGGCACTCCAATTTTTGGAACGGGTAGTAATTGGATTGTTTTAAGTGACGGCGCTGGTAGTGTGCGCCAAGCCATTGATTCAGCAGGTAATGCGCAGTTTTTTTCAGGTGCCCTTGTGGTTTACGCCCCGGCACCTACAACAATTAGCGCAGCTACAACACTAACTAATGCTCAAATTCAAGGGCAGCTTATAGTTACTTCTGGAACTTCTTTTACCTTGACAATGCCTACAGGCAGTACTTTGAACACCTTAATTACTTGGGGAACTACTAACACGGGTTATGATTTTTCTGTGATTAACACTGCGTCCAGCACAATTACGATGGCTGTAAATACGGGCGTTACAAGCGTTGGAACTCTTACGGTGCTTACCGGAATTTCTGCACGATTTCGCATTCGCTCCACTGGTTCAAGCAGCTATGTACTATATCGTATTTAATTTGTAGGTAACCATGATTGACCCGATCACCGCTTTTGCTACGGCCCAAGCGGCAATTAAAGGGGTAAAAGCCGCCATTGCACTGGGCAAGGACATACAGGCAGTCTCTGGCGATTTGATGAAGTTCTTTGAGGCCAAGGACGTAGTACAGAAAGCCGCTGCCAAACCCAAGAGCAGTTTTGCAAAGTCCGACACGGCGGCAGCGTTTGAGATAGTGATGCAGGCCAAACAGCTTGCAGATGCTGAGCGGGAATTGAACAACTACTTTGTCATGTCTGGCAACGCCGACCTCTGGCAACAGCTTCTGCTTGAGCGCAATAGGATCATCCAAAACCGCAAGGCACAGGAGATACTGGACGAAAAGAACGCCAAGGCCAAGCAAGAGGAGTGGGAAGACTTCCTAACTTGGCTAATAGCAGGGGCGCTGGTAATCTTGCTGCTAGGTTTATGTTTTTGGTGGTTAACACTTTTGATGGGGAAATAAATGCTGACAATCCTTTCAACCTTGATTTCGTTCCTCATGGGCGGTTTGCCCAAGCTGCTGGACTTCTTCCAAGACCGCAACGACAAGAAACACGAACTGGCCCTTGCCGCCATGCAGATTGAGCGGGAACTGGAACTGCGCAAAGCTGGCTTTGAAGCGCAGGAGCGGGTGGAGCAGATACACAGCGCCCAGCTTGAAATGGAAACCACCGCCAAGGCTACAGAGAACTTAGTCAACGCCCAAGTAGCTGAGATGAGCGCCATCTACAAGCACGATGAAAGCCTTGGGGACGGCACTAGCCAGTGGATGAAAGACTTGCGTGCAGGTGTGCGTAGCTTTATCACGATGGGCTTTTTCTTCCTACTGGTGTTCGTGGACGTGGGCCTGTTTATCTACGGGTACAACCATGGAGTTGCGTTCCCTGATCTGGCTGAAAAGCTGTGGAACAGCAACACCCAAGCGCTGTTTGCCAGCATCATTGCATTCCACTTCGGGGGCCGAGCCTTTGGAAAATGATCTGGACACTCGTGTTGGTCACAGGTATTAATATGAACAGTATCCTTGTGGTCGGCTACTTTGAGGGAGAGACTGCCTGTCAGCGGGCAGCAAAGGAGTGGCGCGACTTGGGGTACAAGGTGGGTTGTGTACAGAGCATGGTAAAGAAATGAAAGTTTCCGACAAAGCCCTTGGGGTCATTCGCCACCATGAAGGTGTGCGCCAGCGCCCGTACCGCTGCCCAGCACGGCTCTGGACTATTGGTGTGGGGCATGTCCTTTACCCCGAGCAGGGGCGTTTAAAGCTGGAAGAGCGGGATGGGTTCCCCCTACGCCCAGAGGATGACCGCCAGTTCAGCATGGAGGAAGTCAATGGAATTCTTGCAGCAGACTTACAGCGCTTTGAGCGAGGAGTGGAACAGTTCTGCCCTGTCCCTCTTACACAGGGTATGTTTGATGGGCTTGTTAGCTTTTCATTTAACTGTGGTCTTGGGACACTCCAGCGTAGTACGCTTCGCCAAAAACTGCTTCGTGGGGATAAAGAAGGCGCTGCGGACGAGTTCTTGAAGTATTGCATGGGTGGGGGTAAAATCCTCAAAGGGCTGCAAAACCGCCGCATTGATGAACGTGCCTTATTCTTAGGATAGCAGATGCCTTTACAAAAGCTTCAACTTAAGCCGGGGGTTAACCGGGAAAACACGCGGTACACCAATGAAGGCGGCTGGTATGAGTCCGACAAGGTGCGGTTTCGCCAAGGCACGCCCGAAAAGATTGGTGGTTGGCAGCGGATTTCTGCCAATACGTTTTTAGGTTATTGCCGTTCTTTGTGGAATTGGGTAACGCTTATTGGGAATAACTTGCTCGGTATTGGTACAAACTTAAAGTTTTACATTGAGAGCGGCGGAGCGTATTACGACATCACACCAATTCGCGCAACATACACATTGACCAACCCATTTACTGGAAATGGTACAACGGCGATTACAGTAACCGATGCCAATGGTGGGTTTGTCAATGGGGACTATGTAACCTTTTATGGCGGCTCCACTTTTGGTGGATTGGCACAGCCCATTACGGGGCAGTACCAGATAACGTTAATTACATCTACTACGTATCGCATTACAATTTCCGCAACAGCTACAGCCGTTACGGGAGGTGGAACAGTCTACGCCGTATATCAGGTAAATACAGGGCCGTATGTTTATTCTCCGTTTGTTGGATGGGGTGCGGGATCATGGGGAACCCCCCCTGCCGTAGCGCTTCCTTCTACCGTTGGTACATGGGGATACGGAGTTACGTCTAATAGTGCTTTACGTATTTGGAATCAAACAAACTGGGGCCAAAGTTTAATTTACGGCCCTCGCGGGGCTCCTTTGTACTACTGGGATGCCACCACAGGATTTCAAAACGTAACAATAACAATAACAATTGCTTCCCCAGCCGTTGTTACAAGTACTTCCATTGTTTTTGCAGATAAAACTCCAATTGCATTTGATACAACTGGGGCATTGCCAACAGGGCTGTTTCCGGGGGTTACTTACTACGTAAAGTATTTGACGTCTACTACGTTTAATTTAACAACATCAGCTACTCCAAGCGCATTACTATCGGGCGTAGTCATTACAGGTACAGCAGGGCAATTTAGCTGCACTGCTTCAAGTGTTCCTTTGGCAGTCGGTCAAGCAATAACAATAAGCAGCCTTACCACTTTGTCAGGTAATACTGCTTCTGGCACTACGGGAAGTATGGCTGTTAGCACCAGTACTGTATCGGGTAGCGTGGCTATCGGCTCTGCTGGAACCATAGTCGTTAGCGCTAATGTTGTAAGGGGCAGCGCAGCTACTGGCGCTACTGGTAATATATCTACTAGCACTGCGGGTTTTATTTCTGGGTACACCAATCCTACGACCTATTACATCATTGCCACTAATGGTTCAACAACATTTACCCTGTCTGCTACTCTTGGTGGTTCGGCTATTACAACCACGGCAGGAACATTAACGGGGTTTATTTTTACTTTATCCGCATTAGTCAATACTTCGGGTACGCAATCCGGTGCGCAGTCTATTTCCCCTAGAGGCATTTTGTTGTCTAGTCTTGCCGGGTCTGATGGCTATGCGCCGCTGTACCAAAACACGTTTACTGTGTCTGATGCCAGCCGATTCTTGCTCGTGCTTGGTACAAACGATATCGGCAGCACAACGCTTGATCCCATGCTTATCCGCTGGTCGGATCAGGAGTCTTTAACTACGTGGTATCCAGCCGTTACAAATCAGGCGGGTAGTGTGCGTTTATCGCACGGCTCAAAAATCGTAACCACGCTACAAAGCCGCCAAGAAATTGTGGTGTGGACAGACTCGTCCTTGTATTCTTTGCAGTATCTTGGCCCGCCCTATGTTTGGGGCTCACAGCTTCTTGCAGACAACATATCCATCATCGGCCCCAACGCTGCGGCTATGGCTTCCGGTATCAGTTATTGGATGGGAGTAGACAAATTTTATAAATACGACGGGCGTGTCCAAACCCTACGTTGCGATTTGCGCCAGTTCATCTACAGCGATATCAATCTACAGCAATCTGACCAAGTGTTTGGTAGTACCAACGAAGGCTTCAATGAAGTCTGGTGGTTCTATTGCTCGGCAGCCAGCAACGACATTGACAAGTATGTTATTTATAACTACCTTGAAGATAACTGGTACTACGGCTCAATGGGCCGTACTGCATGGTTGGATACGGGGCTACGTAACTACCCACTTGCTGCAACGTACAGCTACAACATTGTTGAGCATGAAAATGGCACAGATGACGGTATTTCTGCAACCCCGACAGCTATAGCTGCGTCCATTACATCTTCCCAGTATGACATTGGTGATGGGCATAACTTTGCGTTTGTGTATCGCATGCTGCCTGATTTGACGTTCCGTGGCTCTGCTTCGGGAAATGACCCATCAGGAACACCATACCCACCCCCCGCTGTTACTATGTATTTGCAAGGCTTAACAAATTCTGGCTCAGGTGTTACGCAAACAGGCAATGCCGCAGTTACGTACAATGGCCCAGCGCCTTCGGTCATTAACGTTGATGAGTACACAGGACAGGTGTACATCCGCATTCGTGGTCGCCAGATGCAAATGCAGCTAACCTCTAACACGCTTGGTACGCAGTGGCAGCTTGGCGCTCCCCGTATCGACATGAGGCCGGACGGACGGCGTTGATATGGCTCAGAAAAATGTAGTTGCACCCAAATTGCCGCAGGCAATAGATGCTGAATATGACCCCGCGTTGATAAACCAACTAACAAATGTATTGCGGTTGTACTTTAACCAACTAGACAATGCAGCTCCAATGGTAGCCAGTACGCAGCGCAACGGTACAAATATCGTAGCTGGCCTTAGTTTTTTTCCTACGGCTGGTACAACAACCCCCAGCCTACCGACCCAAGCAGATTTAGCCAATTTGCGGGTGGGGGATATATACTATGACACATCGGCTAGTAACGTTTTGAAAGTAAAAACATGAGCCTACACACCCTCGCCAACCACATGGCTGCACAAGGTCGCAATAACGACTCTATGCTTGTGCACATGACCCCAAGAGAAGTCAACGGCTTGCACGCGCTTGCAGTAGCTAACGGGGGCAACCTGACCATCAACCCTGAGACGGGGCTGCCCGAAGCGGGCTTTTTAGAAGACTTGCTCCCCGCAATTATTGGTTTTGGTCTAGACACGTTTGTTCCCGGACTGGGCGACGCAGTTGGCGGCATGTTTGGTCTTAGCGGTGCAGCAGGTACAGGTATTGCTGTTGGCGGTTTGACCGGCCTTGCTACCGGCAGCTTGTCCAAAGGCGTCATGGCCGGGTTCGGTGCGTACGGCGGCGCGGGCTTGGCTGATAGCTTGATGGGCGCTGGGGCAAATGCGGCAACTACTGCGGGAACTGCGGGCTATGAAAATATGCTTGCAGAACAAGGGCTCATACCGGGCACTCCCGAATACGGGGCAGCCGCAAGAGACATAGCATTAAACGCACAAAAAACAGCCCTTGCTGCATCCCCAATGGACAGGCTGACTGCCGGTTTCAGTGCTACTACACAAAACCCCGGTGCATTGTTGGACTTTGGCAAAAACAATTGGAAGAACTTTGTGGCAGCAGGAGCGCCATTGATAGCAGGGGGCTTTTCTTCTGAAGGCCAGACCGTGACCCCCATGCCGGACAACCGCATGATTACGCCGTTTGTCATGAACCAGAAGTCTGTACCACGCGATGAGAGCTTGAGCCCTTCTGCCCAACAAAGGCACATCACCTACGGCGTGACGCCGGTCACCCCTATCCACGCTGCAAGCGGCGGGGCAGTCCATACTTTTGATGAGGGCGGTAGTGTGGGCCGTGATGCGTATGGAAGAGAAGTGGGTGACCCTGATTTTGGAAAACCGTCTGACCGATACGAAGGGATAACCCTTCAAGGTGGTTTTGATCGGTACAGCAATTTAAATGGAACTGATGCGGCTAGGCGTGCAATGTTAAATAACTCACCCCCCGGCGGCGGTGAGAGTTTTGGTCGTGAACCCGGAAATACTTATGGTTCTAGTCCGGGCGGGGTTACAGGCACAGACGACTACACACGCCTGCTTTTAAACGCCGCTGCACCCCGGACGTTCAAAAACACAATGACGGGCGACTCAGCTAAAGCGTTTGACTACCTTATGGGGTACACGCCTGATACAGCTAAGGCAACTAGAGTGGCCCAAGTAAGAGCGCCGGGGGTAGCACCGGTAGCACCAACTACACCAATGCCCGGAACTACACTAGACCCAAACCCACATCCGGGCGGCAGCGGTAGCGGAAAATCTTTTGATGACAACAACACTAGCAGGGAACCTACTGGTTACGTAAGTAATTACGCTCCGGACGTTAATAGCTATACAAACGGGTTTATCCACGCACTGTTTAATCCTGTTCCAAATTTTGCCCCAGTTGTGGACACCACAGGGTACAACAGTGTTGCGGAAGCCGAGTCTGCCAAAAACCAAGCTATGGCTAAAGAGTATTCGCTATACAAAACTTTGCAACAAGTACAAAATGAAAACGAAGCTGCAAATGAAGGTGCAGTTTCAACACCTGTAACGTACAGCCCTATTACTACTTCGGATTTACCCTCAAACGACAACTACAGCAAAGAAGGTAGAAACAGCGATGGATTTACAGGCAGTGGTGCAGCCGCAGGAAGCTCAACTAGCCCTGCTGCTGGAACTACTAATGGCGGCGAAAGCGGCGGTTGGGGAAGTCGTGATGCAGGCGGTGATGCCCGAGGTGGCTTCTTAAACCACGGCAAGTTTGACCAACGCTATGCCTACGGCGGCGGTATTGCTGCTTTGGCTGACGGCGGGCTTGGTTCGCTGGGCGGCTACTCGGATGGCGGCAGTCTCTTACGCGGCCCCGGCGACGGTGTGTCTGATAGCATCCCCGCTACAATTGGAAATCATCAACCTGCACGTTTAGCTGACGGGGAGTTTGTTGTACCTGCACGTATCGTTTCTGAGTTGGGCAACGGCTCCACGGAAGCCGGAGCACGCCAGCTTTACGCCATGATGGATCGCATCCAAAAAGGGCGCAGGAAAACAGTCGGTAAAAACAAAGTGGCAGCCAACACTCGCGCTGCCAAGCATCTTCCCGCATAAGGACGCACCATGGCGACACAAGACGCAACATACCTAAACCAAGTAGGCTTTGCCCCAGAGATTGCCCCTTACGGGCGAAACCTGTTGGGGATGGCGGCTTCTAACATTTACGACTACCAGCTTGAGTATGAGTTAGGTGCGGACGGCAAACCCCTAATAGACGAAAAAACAGGCAAGCCCATCCCAAAACTGGATGCAGCGGGTAACCCTATTCCGGTTCTTGATGAAAACAAGATGCCAAAAATTGTAGGGCTCAAGCAACCTGATTTGTACCAAGGCGACCGGCAAGCACAGTTTACTGATTTACAAAAGCAGGCTTTTACAGGAGCCCAAAACTTAGGCGTAAACGCTTCGTCCCAAGCAGCGGCAACTGGGTTGGAAGGTCTTGCTTCAAAAATGGAAGGCCTGAACTACTCGCCTACTACAGCAACAAACCAATTTACTGCGCCCGGAACACTGGGCTACACCGCCAAAGATGCAGCCTCCCAAGGCTACACCGCCAAAGATGCCGCAGCGGCAAAAATTACAAAACCTGCTGATGTTGCAGCACAACAAGTAAATGCGGCAAACACACAAGCAGCACAAGCGCAGGGCATAGCCGCGCTTACCGCCAACCAAATGGGGCCAGCCGGGCAGGTTGCCGGGAATACTGTATCAGCGGATCAAATCAATGCTGCCCAAATGGGGCCAGCCGAGAAAGTTACTACCAGTAGTTTTGCCCAGCCCGGATCGGCAGACGCGTACATGTCGCCGTACATCCAAGCCGTAATTGAAAAACAACAACGTGAAGCACAAAGAACAGCAGATATTGCTTCAACCAGACGCGGCGCACAAGCCGCAGGCGCGGGTGCTTTTGGAGGTTCTCGCCAAGCCATTGAGAACGCAGAAGCTGCGCGTAATTTGCAAACGCAAATGGGGGACATCCAAGCCCAAGGTTTACAAGATGCTTACAAGCAAGCGCAAGCACAATTTAATACAGAACAGCAAGCAAAATTACAGGCACAGACTTCCAATCAACAGGCAGGTTTGACTGTTGGTACACAAAACTTGACCGCCGCACAACAGACCGCAGTTCAAAACGCAGCTAACGCCTTGCAAGCAAAAGGAATGAGTGCCGACCAAGCAATGAAAGCAGCGTTGGCAAACCAGCAAGCCGAATTGACTGTGGGCCAACAAAACTTAAGCGCAAAGCAAGGCACACAACAGCTTCAGACCAACGCCGATGTCCAAACACAGTTAGCAAATCTTAACGCTGCCCAGCAAGCCGCAGTTCAAAATGCCGCGCAACAGTTCCAAGCTAGCGGAATGAACTCCGACCAAGCAATGAAAGCGGCTTTGGCAAACCAAAGCACCGGGCTGACAACAGGCATTCAAAACGCCCAGTTGGAGCAGCAAGCCAATTTGGCAAATGCCAATGCAGGCAATGCAGCTTCCCAATTTGGTGCAGCCGCAGGAAATACAGCTTCATTGGCAAACGCCAATGCAACCAATGCAGCTTCCCAATTTGGTGCAGGCCAAGGGTTGACCGCTGCGCAAACAGCCGCGCAATACGGGCAAGCAGCAGCACAACTGGGAGAACAATCCAAACAGTTTGGCGCAGGCCAAGGACTAGCAGCGTTGCAAGCAGCAGGGCAAACCAATGCAGCTTTGGGTGCGCAGGGTCAAAACCTATACAACCAAGGGGTTAACAACTTGGGTATCCAGAACACAATGGGTACACAACAGCAGCAAAATGTCCAAAATATGCTGACTCAACAATACACAGATTACAAAAACGAGGTTAATCTCCCGTACAAACAACTTGGCTTTATGTCCGACATCGTGCGCGGCGCTCCTACTTCTGTGCAGGGGACGACTATCACCACGCCAGCACCCAGTACGTTGAACCAAGTAGCCGGTGCAGGGACTGCACTATATGGTCTTGGGAAAGCACGCGGTGGCGCAATCAAACAAAGAAAAATTGCCGGACTACCCGCAATTCTTATCAACAGCATGGCTAGGGGATAAAACATGTCACTTGCTTCTTTAGGTCATACCAACGTCAATGCAGTCATTGCTGATCTGCTGAAGATGGATAATGCCCAGCGCCAGCAGTTTGCTCAACACCATGCCGACGACCCCTTGATGCTGTCGGCAGCTAAGTTTGTTGACAACAAGATCAAAGAACAAGCGCAGGCTTATCTAGCCCAGCAAAACGGTTCAGCCCCGCCCAAAATTAACGAGCAGGTAGTGCAGTCAATGGGGCCACAAACCCCGCAACCGCAACCTCAAGCTCAGCCACAAGCTCAACCGCAGCCACAAGCAGCTCAAGCACTTCCCGAAAACACCGGGATTGCGCAACTCCCCGCCCAGAACATACAAAAAATGGCAGGCGGCGGGATCGTGGCGTTTGCTCAAGGCGGTGTCCCTGAAGGCGCGATTGTTATGGGTAATATGTACCAAGACCCCGAAACAGGGTTGATGAAACCGATACCTGACACAGACTCTGTACCTTTTGGTAATGTGTACACAGACCCAAATACAGGCGAACAAAAATATGTATCCGGTGGCCCCTCAGCGCGTTCGGGCTATACAGGTATGTCTTTAGGTGACGCTGCATCAAAACTCGGTTCAGCGGTAAAACAAAAATTAGAAGACACACTTATCAGCGGTGATTACGCACGAAAGAAACTTACCGAACAAAGAAACGCAGTAAAAGAAGCTGAGTATGGGCCAAGTATGCAAGGCTATCGCCCCCGCACCCCAAACGCCCAAAGCATAGCTGAAGCAGCAGCGGCAGCTTCCGCTGCCCCCACACCGTATGCAGCAAATGCAGGACGCGGCATGGGCGGCGCACCAGCGCTAACTCCCGTTAGTTCTTCGTTACAAGATCGGCTTGCAGCCGACAGAGCGGCGAGAAACGCAGCCGCAGGCGACAGACCGCCTGCAATGCCCAAAATGCAGACCACATCGGATAGCGATATTCTGTCAACATACAAAAAAATACAGGATCAGTACGGCCCCAGCACAGTAAAAGATGACCCCTTTGCTGCGCAAACACAAGCTGTTCTATCCGCTACGCAAGACGTAGGTAATCGACAAACTGCCGACGCTGAAGCCCGCGAACAAGGTTTAAAAGCACTGCTTTCCAGTAAAGAAGGCCGCATTAAAGAACGTGAAGGCCGCATCCAAAGTTCGGAAGACCTCAATACCAAGATGGCGATCATCAACGCCGGACTTGCCATGATGCAGTCTACTGGCAAGGGGCTGGCGGGTATTGCCGAAGGTGCTACGGTTGGCGCTAAGCAATACGCCGAAGGCATGAAAGCATCGGAACTGGCGCGTCAGAAAGTTGAGGACGCCAAGGATGCGTTTGATGACTTACGGTTCAACCAAGAAAACATGACCGCC